GATATCAAAACAGGGCAGGTACAGTTTCAGAAGACTCTGGTACAGAATACAATGGTAAAACATATAATAAACCAGTAACTGCTGCATTAGCACAAAACTTACAAAAAAATCCAACAGCAAGAAATATTGTAGAGTATTCACAGTCTGTTGGAGGTGCATGCTTCTCTTATAGTTATAGTGATTTCATTCAAATGGAGCATTATGGCCAAATATCTAATGATTATTTAGTTACACTTAGAAGATTCGCATATCCTGTAGGTGATGACTTATTAAGTCCTAAAACTGCAGGAACCAAAGGTAAAAAAGTAGATTCTTCTGCGCCTGATTTGGCAAGAGCTATAACGTGGTTATCTCCGGGTTTAGGTAATGATTTAAAAGAAATATTAAAATTCACAACTGGATATCAATGGAAAGAAGCTAAATCACAAATACAAGATGCAGCATCAAGACAATCTGATAGAGGTCAAGCTGGAGCCGCAATTGATAATAGTAAATATGGTGCTGCGATCGAATCGGGTTTAAATGGTTTTACATCGGTTCAAGCTGCAAAACTTAGAAACGTAGGTAACGTAGATCATACTAAAGAAACTTACCCAAACAAAGTATTTGGACCTCTTAATATTATAGATAAAGTTTTTGCTAGAGAAAAAGGACTTAAATTTGAACAAGAATTTAAATTAACTTTTCATTATGATCTAAAGGCATATCCAGGTACTAGTCCAAAGGTTGCATTTATGGATACACTAGCCAATGTATTGGCACTTACATATAGTAACGCACCATTTTGGGGAGGAGCTACTAGATTTTCTGGAACTGGTGCAACTGGAAAACCATTCGGTGATACGTCTTTATTAGAGAAAGGTGATTATGCTGGTTATTTAGGTTCTATTGCTGACACTCTTGCAGGTATGGGTGGTAATTTTATGGATCAACTTAAGAAAACTGCAAGTAATATTAAAAACGGTGAAGGTATTAATAAAATTCTAGGTGATTCTTCTATTCTTGAAAATATCGTAGGTGGAGGTTTAATGAAAATGATGGGAGGACCTAGTGGTAGTGAAACAATTAAAGCTTTTTTAACAGGTGATCCTACTGGAAACTGGCACGTGACTATAGGTAATCCAATGAATCCTATAATGGTATGCGGAAACTTATGTTTAGAAGATACTAATTTTTCATTTGAAGGACCACTCGGTTTTGAAGGATTTCCTACTAAACTGAAAGTTGAAACTACTTTAAAACCTGGAAGACCAAGAGATAAAACAGATATTGAATCTATGTTTAATGCTGGTCGAGGTAGAATGTATTTACAACCAGAATGGGGTGAAGGTGAAGGAATAGACATAGATGCAATGTTAAATGTGGATGCATATGGAGATAAATCTGGAAAAGGAAATCTTGCTAATAAACCATATATGAGTAGATTATCTGATATGTCTGCTGGTTAAAATAAACTAATAGGATGGAATTTAAAATATTTGTAAATAAAAAAATAGGAGACGGTAAATTATTTTTAGCTCAACCTACCATGCTGTTCGGAAGTTTAAATCCCGAAGATTACGTAATGGTTGCTAAACATATCGTTAAAGATGATGATTTAGTAAGACCTGATAGAATTGCTACTGAACACTATGGTACTACTTCAGGATTAGACATTATATTAAAATTCAATGGTATTTCTGATCCTTTTTCTATTAACGTAGGTGAAGAACTTTGGATTCCTATGGACACTATTCCTTATTTTAGATTAGAATCTCCACAAATGTATGAGGATAATCCTATTAAGAATCAGTTTATAAAAACTAAACGATTAAGTAAAACTGATCAAAGAAGATTAAAGGCACTTAAAAAGAAATATAACAAAGAAAACTTATTGCCACCTAACGTTATTCCAGTTGGTAGAAAAAATTACGAGTTTGATGGTTCGAACATTAGATTTGGTATGGGACCACAAACGGATGCCGTAGTTGATTCTATATTATCTGATATTAGAAATCAAGATAAGTTTGATAATTCTTCAGATGAAGAAGCAACTGTAGCTGAGCTTATAATAGATGCAAGTGACAATTCACAATTAACAAACAGTAGTGGAAACGGAGGCGGAAGTGGAAAATTATATGAAGATCTTTTATCTGAAAATAGTGGAGTAGTTCAAACTGAACGTGGTAGTGGAACGGGTGGTGGAACAGCTAATGGAACGGGTAGTGGAAACGGAGGCGGAAGTGGAAGAACAGACACTGCTGATAATGTAGGTGGAGATGAACCCGATGGAACTGCACCTGGAAATGCTGACAATAATCCAACAAATAACCCAGACGCACCTTGCTCTAAATAACATACTATATGGAATTATCTAACAATATATTAGCAGTTGTAGAACCAGCGATTAGGCCAACTGAGATCAAGATGGATGCACTTGCTGAAGAAAAGAAAGACGAGGCAGAGTACAAGCAATCTACTATGGTTGCAACTCTTAAACCATTTATACTTATTAATGGTTATCAATTTGCACCTACTGATGTTATACGCTTTGAGTTAAATTTAATGGGTGATTTACCAGAATGTGAAATTGAATTGAGCGACGAAGCTGGAAAATTTGCAGTTGGTAGTTATCCAAGAGATGGTGATTTCTTCACAATACTTATAAATTCTAAAAATCAAGAAACATTTAAATCTATTCATATGGATTTTGATATTATAAGCTGTGAATCCCCAAAAGATGGAAATGTTGGAACTGCTGTATTTGAAATATTTGGAGTTTGTAAAATTCCTAGAATGCAGGCCGAAGATTGTAGAAATTTTGAAAGTGCAGATTCTTTAACTCATATGGAAGAAATAGCTCGAGACTTAGAATTGGGTTTAGCAACTAATATTGATGCGGCTGACGATACACAATCTAGAATTATGGCATTTGAACCATATCTTAGTTTTATAAAAAAGATAATCAAAGAAAGTTATATAGGTGAAGAATCTTTTCAAAAGTTTTGGATCGATCCCTACTACTATATGAATTACGTAGATGTAAATGCATTGTTTAATTCACCTAATCCGCCGATAGAAGAATTTGCTGAATCATTGGCTTCAGCTGCTGAATCAATGGTGACCACAACTGATGCTGAAAAAAATGCTAAAACAGGAAACGACATTGAGGTACCATTACTATTGACAAATCATGTTGCTTTTATGGGAAATAGTTCATTTATAGAGAAATCTAATATATTAAATAATTCTGCAAATGTTAGTGCAAAAAACGGATATGCCAGAGAAGTAACTATTTATAATAACAACGGTGATGATGGTGAGAGAAAACAAGAATTTAGAATAGAGCCTTTAGGTGGAAATGATTTAAAAGAATTAGAAGAGCCACTAAAGGGTAATAGAAATGATACAAGACATGTTGATCAAATCAAATATAAATATATTGGAAGACAAGAAGCCGGTGAAGATGGATTAGGTAACGTACATCCTAATGCTGCGTTTTCACAATTGCACAATGCGCAAAATGAGGCTGAAACACAGAAAATGAAATTAGAAGTTACTTTAAATTCATTTAATCCATCTTTATATAAATATCAAAAGATTCCTGTTTTAATGTATATTACTAACCCTAAAGCCATACAACAAAACGAAAGAATTAAAGGTGATAAAAAAGAATTAGGCATGGATAAAGATGAGCCTTTTGGATTGGAAGAAGCTAGTGAAGATTTAGCAGATGCTGGTAAAAATAGTCCAAGTCAAGCTTTAGATTCATTTTTATCAGGTTATTATATAATTGAAAGTATTATATATGAAGTAGAAGAAGATGTCACAAAACAAACAATGATACTTCTTAGAAGGGAATGGCCAACAAGAACAGAAAATCTAATTAATCCACCTGGACTTGAAGATGCTACCGATGAAGAAAAAGCAGATAATGTGGCTAAAAATAGTCCGGAACCAGCTCCGGAACCAGCACCTGAACCAACCCCAGAACCAACCCCAGAACCGACACCTGATGTTGAATTAGAAATAGAAATAGGATTTACTAAAACTACATCTGAACAAGATATTCAAGCTACGTTTGGTAATAGTACATATGCTGTATTTGAAGGTACGTGGACTGCAAATAAAGAAGTTACAGAGTTTGATTTTTGGGAAGCAGATATAGATGATACTTTAATTGGACCAAGTTACGGAATGTCAGTTAAGAGTAATGGAACATGGGTATTAGATCTCTCAGAAACAGGAGAATTTGATCCTCAAACATATGATCTTACTATTCAAATACAAGCAGAGGGCAAAACATTTACAGGAACTTCTTCAGTGGAGGTTACAGAAGGATCTGCGCCGCATGTATATGAAATATTAATAACTGGTAATAGGTTGAGAATAGTTGTATTTGATGCAAGTGGTGCTGAAGTATATAGAGGTGACCCTAGAATTAGAACAAACCCAATATTAGATGAGGGTGGAGTTGTAAATGAAGCTAAAGCATTTTTAGATCCATCGAAACAAGACCCTAACGTCCAAAATATGCAAAAAAAATAAAGATAAATAATATATGTCAGACTTTAAACATATTAATGAGTTTAGAAAAGGTTCTGTTTTAAGTAAGATCAGTGAAGATCCAACTTATCTCAGTTTTTTCTTTATGTTTGACGGTGTAGATAGGGAACATTCTCCTTTATTGGCAGGTCCAGCAGAAGAGTATCTAGAAAAAATGGTAGATGCTAGTATGGGTACAACGTATGCCAAAAAATTAGCTAATTTTAGAAAGGTTCTTTTTAAAATCAATAAAGAAATGCCATGGTTTTGGCAAAGTGTTACAGGTTTAGAGTTAGTTGAGACTTATGGTAAAATGGATGAGCCATTTAGAGGACAAGAAAAACCTAAGATAGAAATAGAATGTTTAGAAGAAAACGTAGAGTTAACTGCAGTTGCATTGATGACACTATATAAGAATGCATGTTATGATTTTAGAAGATATGTAGAAATCTTACCCAAAAATTTAAGACACTTTAGGGTTTGGACTGTACTTTCAGAAGTTAGAACATTTCAACAAAGTACGGTCGCTAGAGATTTGAACTTATATGGCACTGAAATGCCAGGTAATGAAGCAGGTACTTCTGTTAATCTTATTCCTAGAGCTAAGGGTTATGAAACTGCAGCTGGTAGAAATGCTGGTAAGTTTGATGCTCCATTAGTTAAACAATATACTGCTGATGCCAAACCACATATTATGTTTGAATTAGGTTTTTGCGAATGGCAAATAGACACAATTGCTGGCATATTTGCAGATCAATCTAAAAATCCTGAAAAGAAAAAACCAAAAGTATCATTTACTTGGAATACTGGTTTTATGTCAGGTTCTAAGTTTGGAGAAAACATAGCAGAAGAAGAAAAAAGTCCATTATTTCCTGATGCAAAACCAGATGATGGTTTATATCCTAATCAGCCTTTTAATCCATTAGCAATTGCACAAAATGCAATAAGCGATAAAGTTAATGGACTTGCAGGTGGTTTAGTAAATAGATTTAATAATTTAAAAAATGGTTTACCAGGATTTGGTAATAATCCTTTAGGTAGAGTTTATCCAGAAGGTTTAACAGGAGCTGCAGCCTCTTTAGCAAGTAGAGGCATGGATGCTGTAAAAGGATTGTTATTAGATAACGTGCATGGAAGTACAGGTTTCTTAGGAAGTTTAAGTGATATTAATAGTGCGCTAGAAGCAGGAAGTGTAAATGCTATTTTAAATTTAGCTGGACAATTAAATCCAAATAATACTAATGTTCCAAACAATGGGAATATTACACCGGTTGGTGTATATGATCCAGGAATAGATAGTTCCCCTGATTTTCCAATTAATCAAAAGGTATATGATCCTGTTGCACAAGAACCAGAAAGTCAAAACATTACACCTGGAAGAATTCATGAACCTGGTGTTGATAGTAGTCCAGATGATAATATTAACGAGAACGTACACTCATAAGTATGAATGATAAAGAATTAGTTGAAGATAATCTAAGAGAAACTCATTGGTTAGGAGAAGTTGTAGTAAACGAAGATCCTTTACTTAATGGTAGATGTCGCGTAAAAGTTTATGGTAAATTTGATAAACTGACAGATGATGCTATTCCATGGGCAACTCCTATGAATAGAGATCAAATTGGATCACATGCTGTTCCAAGAGTTGGCGATATTGTTGCAGTTAGGTTTGATAACGGAAACATATACCACCCAGAATATTGGTTTCAGATTGATCAAAATCCAGATTTAAAGACAGATATATTGGAAGCATCTGATGCACCACATGACGTAATTAGTTTAGTATATGATGCAGAAAGAAATGTTAGAATATATCATTCACCTGAAGATGGCTTAGTTATTACTCGAGGGAGTGGAGCCAAGGAAAGACCGATGATACAGATAGACGAAGAAGGATTCATTAAAATAAGCACAGATGCGAAGATGTTCTTAGACTGCGGTGATATATTCGTTTCAAATGAAGGTGAACCAGGCGCTGATGAAACAGAGCCAGCAGTGAGAGGTCAATCTTTACAAGATTGGTTACAAACATGGTTAGATGATTATAATGCACATATTCACCCAACTGGAGTTGGACCATCTGGTCCTCCCATGCCACCTACACCAGCAACCGTAGGTAAATTATCAAGTTCTCATATTAAGTATCAACAAAAGAATAAGTAGTTATGCCTGCATTGTGGCCAACATTCATACCAAATTTAGCAGCTGATATTGCTGGGCGAGAATTTACAAAACCAGGTGGTGCTATAGTTTCATATGCTCTTCCAAAGGTTGGTGTTAATCAAGTTCCTATTTTTCCTCCATCTTTAGATCTAATAAAATCTATTAAACCTGGAAATCCACTAAACGCATCATTAACAACAGATCCTACTGCAATGATAAATGCTATTAATCTTGCACCTCTAAGTGGAAGATATGATTTTGGTGTAAGAGTTGCTGAAAGATATTTAGAAGCTGTAAAAGGTTTAGCAATGACACCGTTTGGTGCAACGCATACTAATAATCCTGCTGCTGAATTTCTTTTAAAACAAGGTTATGGCTTAGTATTTGAACGATTATTAAAAGAGGGTGATATTCCATTGCAAGATCAATATGATGAAGATGGTAATTTAACTGAAATGGGTAAAGAGTCACATCCTGATTATGCTGATTTTTGTCCAGATCCAGTTGAGGAACCAGATCCAATTGAGGAACAAAAGAAATTAGATAAGAAATTTAGTAAGTTTATAGACGAGTATAAGAATGATTCTGCTATGGATTTAAAAAAGTTTAGATTTTTTGAATTTCCATGTTTAACTGGAGATGAATCACAAGAGGATCTAGAAAAACTTTTTGCTTCTAGATTATTACAACAATTTAGTGGCATTACAAACTTAAACACTAAATGGGAATTTTACATTTGGATTGCATGTTTAGGCTCAGAAAATTATAGTAATTCGAGTGGATTTGGAGGAAACTGGTCGGGTTTACCATATCCTAATATTAGTAACGAAACTAGAAGTGATATTGAAGATGCAGGTTATAGTTGGACACAGCTTGCTAATAATGTAAGTAGCATATGCGTTGAAGCAATTCATGATGCACATCCAGGTGAAGAATCTGACAGTGCATTTTTTAACACAAACGCACTAAGACAGAGAATTCAAAAAGATGCCACTAATGAAATTGTTTTGCCTATAGAATTAGAATGTCCACTAAATAGGTATAAAATACAGGTTGCATATGATTACGAAACTGATAGTAAAAGACCTAAAATTTTAACATCACACGTTATTGCGACATTTAGTTGGTATCCTGGTGTAAGAAGCGGATCGTTTAGTGCAAATGCAGAAGGTATTGTTACTAATGCTCCTAAATTTACAAAAAATAATAATTGGGTTAAATCAAAGTATAGAGATCAAGAATTAAAAAATGGTTGGCGCAAAATTCCAAATGCAATGAGCAGTGCTAGAACGCCTGAACATGTGATTAATATAAACCCAACATCAGGTGGAACTATATTTAAATTTCAAAGACAACAAGTGATCGACGCTAAGGCCGCTGCAGAAGAATGTGATGCTGCAGAAGAAGATAGTAATATAGATTATACTTGGCCAGGTGGTGATCCTTATGAAGAAATGGCAGAAATAACTATTGCATATTGGTATGCATGTTTAGTGAAACCATTTACACCATCTCCATCTGCTTTGCCAGCATTGATTCCTCCTCCACTTACTGGAATTTATATTCCAATTTATTATGGTGGTAAAAAAAGATTGGCTAAAAATTTAAGAAGAGCATGGAATACCGGGAAAACATTTTCAGTTATTCCTGCTCCAATGCCACCTGCATTGGCAGTTTCAACAGCTGTTGCGGCTGCGTACATGTTACACTTATTAGAATTTAAATTATTATATCTTGGTGGAATTCCTACACCTGTTGGACCAGTGCCAATGATTGGAATTGTTCCTGTAGTATTCTAAAAAATAATAGGATATATATTATGTTACACCTTTAATATAAAAATAAATGAACAACGAAAAAAACAAAAGGATCAGAATTGGGGAAAAGACACCAAAAGAGACCGTAGTTGAAGAACTAGATGTAAAAATCGAAAACACAGAAATTGAAGAAGATGCTAATCAAGCATTTTATGATGAGAACGGGGAATTCATGTGGGATGCATATGAGTCTACTTGCCCGTCAAAAACAAGAAAACCAAATCCACATATTAAAACCAAAAACGGCGATAAAGTCTACTCTAGGGAATCTTATGCCCAAGAAATGTATGACATGCTTACTGCACATGATGCTAGTATTGGACAATTACTGACTGTAATTAATCCTGGTGAAATTCATGAAGGTAAAATTTATGCAATTAATTCTGAGTTTATTAGTGTTGATATTGGTTACAGGGAATTGATCTACGTCAAGTATGATAAAGAACCTGCTGAAATTCAATCGCTAAAACCAGGTGATGACACTGCTGTACTAATTACACAATTGGGTAAAAACTCACATGTTGTTGGTAGTATTAATGGTGGTGTTAAACACAAAGTGTTTATGGATCTTAGAGCTGCAGTTGAAGAAGGAAACACAGCATGGGTCGGTACAGTTACAAATATGATTGAAAACGGAGGTTATATGGTAATGGTACAAGGTATAGAATGTTTTATGCCAGGATCTTTAGCTGGAATTAATAAACTACATGACTTTAGTTCTATTATTGGAACGGAAATGTATGTAGTTCCTGTTAGTTTCTCACCGGATAGAGGTACGTTAGTAGTTTCTCATAGAAAATATTTACAAGCTTTAATACCTGGAGAAATTGAAAACTTAAAACAAACACAAGGTGAAACAGTGACTGGAAATGTTACGGGTACTGCAAAATACGGAGTATTTGTAGAATTTAATAAGTGTTTAACTGGTATGATTCATAATAATGATTTAGATGAAGATACATTAGCCAAGTTTAGAGCCAGAGAAATTAAACCAGGTGATGAAATTTCATTTATGGTTAAAGATATTATAAGTAATACTAAAATAACATTAACTCAAAAGGCAAATATAGTTGTTAATCCATGGGCAGATATTGTTTCTAGATATCAAATTCCTTGCGTGGTACAAGCTACTGTTAAAACTAAAAAGGATTACGGATTATTTATCACAATAGAAGATGGAGTGACTGGTTTGCTACATGTTAGCGAATTAAGTGAAGAAGTAATGAGCGTATTTAAAGCTGGTGACCCTATCACGGTACAGATTACAAGAATCGATGTTGATTCGATGAAAGTCTTTTTAAAGATGCCGCAATAACTATTGCAACGAGAGTGTGATATATAATCAAACGGTAATATCATAATCTTAGTATGCAAAAATTAACTATAGATTCTCCGAGAGAATCAATCCTAAACGCAGCACTCATGGGTGTTGAGTTTGAGTTCTATTCTAACCTCGATCTAGAAGTAACCAGAAAAGCTCTGGAAAAACTTCTAGATCGAAAGATTAGATTAGAAGATAAAGCCCATTCTGATTTTGTACCATCTGCTGAAGAATTTAAAATTGAGCCAGATATGTCTGGTGGTAAAGGATTAGCAGAGTTGGTTACGGGACCTATCTCGTATAGAAATGCCAGATTAGTGGTTATTAAGATGTTAAAATGGATATCTGAAAATGGATATACTAATGATAGAGCATCAATTCATATAAATTTATCTTTCGATAAAAAGTATCTCGAAGATAAAGATCTTGTTTCTAAAATGAATGTTCTTAAGTTTATTTTAGAATTTGATGAAAAACAAATCTATAAGTTTTTCCCTGAACGTGAAAATTCTACTTATGCAAAGAGCGTAAAATGGGTAATGCCAAAAATTGAAGCATTTCATTTTGATGGTAATCATATAGCATCAAACAATTTTAAATTTGCTGACACAAAATATTATGGAATTAATTTTTCCAAAAAAGAAAAGAATTACTTAGAATTTAGGTATATTGGTGGAGCTGATTATGAGAAAAAATCAGATGATATTCTTTATTTAACTGAAAGATTTTTAATGCAAATGTGGAATTCATGTAATGACTCCAGGTTTAATGATGAGAATAAAATAGAATTACAGAGAATTTTAAATAAAAATAAACCTATCTCAGATATACTAAAGGACTACTCTAAGGTATCTGAACATTATCCCGACATAACTATATTAGTAGATTTAGTAGATAACCCAGTCATTATTAAATTGCAATGGGAGAGGTTTAAGAATAGAGTAGTAGATCTTATAGTAAATGGATCTATGACTGCCGGCTTAATTAATTATGATTCTAATTATGGAGCCACACAAATAAAAGATGGAAAGTTTCCAACTGTTTATCAATTAGAAGATTTTGAATTTATAGATTGTGAAATAGCTGGGAATGTAACTAATTCTAGTTTTTATGGGTGTGAAATAACTGGGTCTGCTATCATGTATGGTAGTTTATACAAAGGCACTAAGGTAAAAGAATCAAAAGTAGAATCTAGTTATACACATGGTAGTTGTGAATTAATAAACTGTTATGTTGCAGGTAGAGATACTATGTTTAAAGGTAAAATGACTGGAGGTATATTCAGAGAGGGTTTCAAAACAAAAGATGCCAGATTTGAAGATACTGAGATTGTTGTAAGTAAAAAAATAAGAGAATAAAATGAGTGAAATTAGAAGCGGTTCAAACCAAGATTTAACTTCTGGTAGAAATTTCGATCCAAATTGTCTAAATACTTTTTTAGAAGAAATAGGAGATGATATTACTGGGGCATGTATGGTACCTATTAATTTGCCACAAAAAGAGATTGTTAATATAATTAAAAGAGCCAAAAAATGGTTTTATAAAAAATATGAATATTCTGTAAAAGAAAATTTATACCATATTCCAAATAGTGTATTTAGTACATCACACTTTAAAAGCCACAGAGCACTTACGTTGCCTGGGCCAAGTGCAGACGGAGGTGGAGGTGTATATTCAGTATATGGTTTATATGACTTAGCTTCAGGTTGGAATGGAGGCGGAGGCGGAATGGATGTGAGATTCCAAGGTGGTTCTGACTTTTCAATGGAGCGAATGTTATTTAGAGGAATGTATGAAGGTTCTGGTATGGCTGAAGCCGCAGAAGAACTACAGTATTATGTATTGAACGCTTCTATGGCAGATTTGTCTAGACAAATACTTGAAAACCCTATTTCATTTCATTATTCTAGTTTAACTGGAGAATTAAAATTTATGGGTGATACACCAAAGGGTGATGTTATTTTAGAGATATATGAAACTATCCCTGATTGTGCGTTATATTCAGATGAAATATTCTTTAGATATGTGAGTGCAAAAATAAAACAATCTATTGGTTCTAAATTAGCAATTTTTAAATTTGCTCTTCCTGGTAATGTTGATTTTGATTATGATGCTATTAAAAGTATGGGTGATGATGAGTTATCGGAAATTAACGAAGAGATTCAAGGAGACGAAGGTGTTGATTGGATGATGCATTCATAAATAAAAGAAGATAAATAAATAAATGGAATTATATATAAAATATCCTAGCGATCCTAATTACGACGAAGATCAAGTTCAGACTAATGGTGAAATAGAAATGTTGATCACACAAATTCAAACAATTTTATTCACTAATAGTGGTGAAGTTATGGGGGATCATAAGTTTGGATGTGATTTAGAAACGCTTATATATGATTTCAATTCTAGTGAACATAATATTAAATCGGTGATAGTAGATCAGATTAATGCATATTGCCCATTAGCGTCAAAATACAATGTTCAGGTGAACATTGACTTTGTTCGAGGTGAAGTTAGAGATATTGCGTTCATAGATATTACGATAGATAGTAGATATGCTATAAAAATAAGCATGCTATAAAAAAGTATACATAAATAATGGCAGAATTAAAATTTTTAAGTACAATTAGAACGGGAGCAGAGTCTATTAAGGCTGATGCTAGAACTTATATTTCTAGGGTATACAATAGAGCTAACACTTTGTTTACTTTAGCTTCACCGTTTGCACAAATAATAGCTGTACTATCAGAAATGATGGATCTTATTATGTATTATATCGAGGATTCTGTAGTAGAACAAAACATATATACTGCACAACAACCAGAATCAATATATGGTATGTCAAGATTGACAGGTCATGATGCGACAAGAGGATTTGCTTCTACTGGTGAAATTATATTTAGATGGAAACCCGGTGCTGATATGGCAAAAATAGCAGGAAGTTTATTAAATATTAATGGTAGATCAGAAATTAAATTTGATGCTAACGGAATGACGTATACTTTATTAAATTCTGTTGAATTATTTAAATTAGAAAAAACAAATTATAATGCATTTAAAAGTGCAATAATTCAAGGTAAATTTGAATCACAAACTGTGACTTCTAATGGTGAAAAATTACAATCATTTAACATTAATACTGGTGGAATCACTGATCATAGTAAAGTTACTGTGAGTGTTAATGGTGAGCAATGGACAAAGCATGAATCTCTTTATGATCTATTATCTGATGAGAAAGCATATTTAATTAAAACTGGTATTAGTGGAGGTTTAGATCTTTATTTTGGAAATGGAAGTTTTGGAATGGTGCCACCAAATGGTGCTAGTATTAAAGTGGAATATGTAAAACATTCTGGGATTGCTGGTAATTTAGATGATTCACCTGATCTAACTATTAAGTGGGATGCAACTGGTTATGATTCTAATGGAACAGAACATGATTTAAATGAATTCTTAGATGTAACTGTTACTTCATCTCCAAAAATGGGTAGTGATAGAGAGAATACTCAATTTACAAAAATAATGACGCCTCTTGCAAGTAAATCATTTGTATTAGCTACACCTGATAACTATGAATACTTTTTGTCAAGATATAATATGTTTTCTTACATAGATGCATATAACACCACTGACGATCAATATTTAGATGATGATAATGTTATTTATATTTTTGCAGTACCAGATGTTAATAAAAAATTAGCTAAAAATCAAGATTACTTTACTGTACCACAAGAAGAAATGTTCTTTGATCAAGGCGAGTATGATGCAATGCATAAGGTTTTAGAAGATAGTGGCCAACAAATGGTAACAACTGAAGTTGTTTTTGTTAAGCCACAGATAAGAAAATATAGTATTGATATTAATATTAGATTCTTTGAAGGTTATACTAAGGATGAAATTTACACAGCGGTAAGAGAGAGAATGTCAACATACTTATTAAATATAACAAGAAGAGATAAACTACCTAAGTCTGATATTATTTATATCTTGGAAGAAGTCGCAGGTATTGACGCTGTAAATGTTAGGTTTATTTCAGAAACAGAAGAGACAGCAAGAAGACTTGGTTATTATGAATCAATTACTACTACAGTGGTTCCACAAGAACCAGTAACACTGGAAACTGTAGGAAATGGAAAACAAAAATATGTTTTCTTTAAGAAAATCGAGGATGTAAAAGTGGTTCCAGTTGATGAAAATACTGTTATTCCTCCTAAGGTAAAAGGATTAGATCAGTGGGGTGATATTATAATGGAAAAAGAAGAAGTTGCTGTTTTTAGAGGCGGATGGTTAGATAGAGATGGTGACGTTATAGAAGATGATGTGTTAATTAACGCTGAAGCTGCAGTAAGTATAAACTTTGAAGCAGATCCTGTACCTAGAACAATATACACTAGAGTACAAGCCGGAAATAGAAAAGCACTTAAATAATGGGTTTATTTACAAATTTATTTAACTATAGACAACGTAGAAGATATGATTCTGCTAAATCTAGAAAGGATGATAGATTACACACGGGATTTAACTACAATGATGAGTTGGCTCCAGGAGAATTTATTAGTAAGTCTTTATCCGGTCACATTCAAAGAAATCAAACTATGCAACATTTTTTAATATTCTTAGATGACGCATTAAAGAATTTATTAAAAGGTGCAAGATATTTAAATAATTTTAAAAATTACACCGTTGACGAAAACACAAAGAAAACTAAATAATGTACGATAATTTAAGATTTTTTAAAGGATTAGAATATGATTTAAACTTCGTAAAGAATAACTCTGATGTTTATCAGGGAACTATACATTTATCTGAGGTTTCTGCCGGTTTATATGAAACTGTTAATTTATTTATATTAGAAGAGTGTGAATTATTCGGAGACCCTATTATAAATTTCCCAGTATCTGAAACACCAGATAACGATAAATTTATATTTGAATGGAGTGAAGATACTAGATTTGGTAGTAAAGATATTACACTATATAATGTAGATCATTCTGGAAATCTTCCAATAATTAAAGAATTAAAATCTCAAACTGTTGATCTAATAGATTTTAGTAAAGTTGCGGTATTTAATGATGGTACTAAGGCATTGTGGGAACAAGATAGTACAGCTATTCAAATTAATATAGCGTTAAATTCGTTAAAAGCTGGACCACATGTTAGAAACTTACATGTTTATCATAGTGCAGCGGGTGTAAAAACACTTATAGCAGATATTGAAGTTTATGGTGAAGTAGTTGCTGAGGATGAAAGAACTAAAATTCTTCTTCAAAACTTTGGAGCTACACTGGACGAATCTGATTTTATGTTATTCAAAGATCATGACATTAGCGAAATGTCACCTGATTATAAATTACTGAATAAGAAAAGAAAGGAATTACTTTTAGAATTACACAACATAAAACCATTTGTTGGTACATATAAAGCAATATTGAATGCAATAGATTTCTTTGGTTATGATAAAATAACATTGAAGGAATACTGGTTAAATGTTAATAATTCTGTTAAGAACTTTGGTAAATTATTTGCAGTCCCAGTTCCTAACTCTTCTGTTAGAGGTGAAAACACTAGAAAGAAATTAGCGTTTAAACTTCCTTCTAGTACAATGAAAAAAACTAGTAAGTTTAGTCTTGTATATAGGTTAAACGAACCTAATGGAACATTCGATCATTGGGATATTCCTAATGTTGATGAGGTTTTTGATTATACGCCAGAAGAAGTACTTATTAAACTATATGGTTTAAAGGCAAAGTTACAAAAAGATTATTTACCGCTTCAAGCAAAAATTATAGATATTACTGCCGAAGGAGATTACTTCTCTCAAAGAAATATAAATGTATGGAATATTCAAAATGGCATTGATTTCTTTAGTGAAGGACATGATATTAAGTTTAATGTATTTCCTAACGATAGACAGTTATTTATAGAAGATATGTCAATGGTTTTAAAACCATCGCTTAATCAAGATGATGATTCTAATAACTATAATTTATTCTTAAATACTAAAAGCGGACAAGAACATACATTAACCCCAAATAATAGAACAGAACTAAAGAGTATATTTAGAGAGTTTTATGAAACATATCATAATCAAGAATTATATTCTTATAACGCTAACATTCCAATTGGATGTCCTGTATTATTAGACGGTACAGAATCATTTGATGATATTTGGGATGAAGCTAAATTTAC